CCCTGCCATCGTGACTAGTGAATTCTTCAATTTTGACTTTTACACACAGTGCTTTTAGTTCCTTGTTGTAGATTTGGTTTGTAATTTTCAACTGTGTTAAATCCCATTGGTATTTAGCCAATATTTTGGTAGATAATGGATTTAGATTTATATATGTAAGATTATCTTTTTTATGTTGGGTCTTTTGTGGATATATCCTAATGCAGTTATTTACTATCATATCCCTTGTTACAGTGAATGCATCACCAAATCTAAGCCCTGTTGCACACTGCCATATAAAACGGTCTCTAATACGTTCTTGTGCTGGTGTAAGCCCCTGTGCAAATATGAACTTATGCCAATTATCACCTACCATTGGGTGCGGGTCATTGACACTGGCACTACCTTTTTTCCACTGTTTTTCCCTAAAGGTGTCACTAATTTCAATTCCTAATTCTGTGCGTCTCGAATAGAAATGATTCATTATTGTACGTAGAATTGAAAAAGTCTTACCAATAGTGCCTTGTTTAAAATTTTCGCTATATAGCCAAACACCAAACGCATCACTAAAGCTATTGTTGATATCGGCAAATTTCAACTGTTTGCCAATTTGGGCTTCATACCTTTTAAGTCTGTTTTTGCACGTAGTGAATTCTTTTACTGTACCCTGAACATCACCTCGTGCTTTTCTGTATGTGATATATTCATCTATGTAGTCTTGAATATATTTGGACTTCTTAACAACTGGCTTTGGCGGCACTAGTGAATTCAAATAGGCTTTCTCAATACTAGCATTTTTTTGCTGGTAGTCCGGATCACTTTTAAGTACTTCTTGCTTTGACTTACTCCAACACTTTGGACTTACCCTGACCCCTGTAGGAATTCTTTTAGTGCTTTTATTGAGATTAGCATCATATGTGAGATACTCAATATAAACTGCTGCCAGACCCTGTTTGTCCAACTGCGTTTTGATAATCATTTTTCTTACCTTTGCTGCTGTAATGCTTGTTTTGGCTGTCATTTCTAGTAGATTTTTTTGGGTTGGTTAAAAAACGTCTGAAACACACGCCAAATATACAATAGATGTCGGGATATAGTAGAAATATTTGAAATAAAATTTGAAATAGTAGAAAAACTTTGTGGTGATATCGGGCTTTTCCGGAGTTTATTTAGACCTCTCATCCCGACTTTTTGCCTTGTAATCAATTGATTTACAAGGCTTTTTCTTTTCTAGTAGAAAACCTAGTAGAATTATTTTTAAGCCAGTACTGCTTATGCTAATTTATATCGTTTCTAGATTACCCAGCGTTTTGGTTATACTCGAATCCAATTGGACTTTGGGCTGTTGGTAGTGGTGCTACAGGTGTTGGTGTTGCAACTGGTACTTCGGGCTTTTGCGGCACAAGTGTAAGTGCTGAATTACCAGTTATAAGCCCCGCTAGGGTGTAATAGATGACATCTGCCACCACTACACCGGATAAGTTAACAATTACTACAGCTATAAGAAGAAACAGGCATACGATAGCTATAAATCGTTTACTGCTAATACTAGTATTTGAACCAGTTAATAAAAGCCAATATGTCCAAATAGCATTCATCGATTAACTTGTTTACGAATTAAATAGGTGTTATTACCGCCTGAAATATGTTGATCTAATTTATTTTCAATTCTATTGAGTGCATTTTTTACATCTTGAAATTGTACGTCTACTTCACCTTTATTTACTTTTTCACTTTGGGCTTTCTCTAGCTGTTCAATCTTTTCTTCATTTTTTGCATTTTGGCTTTTGTAAATTCCATAAGATGTTATAGCAGCAATAATTAGTGGTAAAGCAATAGTTAATAACCACGTTGGAATTTGAATATACTTTTTTCTATCTAGTGTCATAAAGTGATTTTATAAAATATTATAATTTTTGCAGTGGTATCAACAATAACACTAGATATATAAATACTAATTTTTTACTTTTTTCTACTTCATTATTTGAAATTAATTATCTAGCTGTTTCCAAACACTACCGTTATAACCGTAAAAATGATTGTCAGTAGTATTAAAATAAATATTACCTCTAGCACCTGCTGGTGCTGTTGAAAGATTAGGTGTTTGTAATTCATTACTAATTACAATTTTTGGTGTCTGTAATTCATTAACTATAATTGTTTTTGCTGTTCCACTGCCAATTTGAAAATTACCCCCGACCACTTGTGCAAAAACACTTGAATTTATTTTATATTGTGTTCCTGCATTTATCCAAGTATTACTGGTAATTCCACTAGCGGCACTAATGCTGTAATCACCAATAAGTGCAGAAGTTAAATATGCTAATTTACTACTGGTATCAAATTTTAGCTGATCATTGGCATAATGATAAATATCACTATCATCGACTGTATCCATCACCGCAATAAATTGATCGGCACTAAGTGAATAAATACCACCTTCATTAGTAGTGCCTAATATTTCTGCATTACCAATATAAACACTGCTTGTAATTACTTTATCGCTGCTATAAATGCTACCAACAACAGTAAGTGCATAGCTAGGTGTAGTTGTGCCAATACCAACGAAAAAATCTTTGTTACCATCACCAGCACCAAGTAAGGCAATTGTGTTATTTTGGGTCAAAACATCACCGCCATAAGTACCTGTATTAATCATCATTGACGGACTACTTGTACTAGCAACACAGGAATAATTACCAATTGCCATATCACCATAACCGCCCAAATTTCCACTCGAACCAATTACTATTTGTCTACTGGCATTTATTGTGTTATTGTTTCCAATTACTACTGCTTCGCTACCATCCCAAAAGATGTTATAAGCACCAATTGCAAGATTATTTACACCTGTCTGTATGTCATTACCAGTACCAATTCCAAAGCTACCACCACCTACAATTGTTTGGCTTTCACCAATTGCCATTTCGTTTGATGTGCCAATTGTATTGTAACGCCCCATTGCAAGACCTGTTGCAGTGCTGAAATACAAACTATCGACTAATTTAGTGCCTGACCATTTCGGTAAATAATTACTAGTAAGCCCTGTAATTGCCAGTGCAAAACTAGTACTGTGTTTGCCGTCTAAAAGGTCTGCATTCAAATTAGTAACTAGTGTTGAACTAGCTACTGTTAGTGGTGCTGTACCTGTTGCAACTGTTGACTTTAGGATATTTGCAGTGATATTATTTACACCTAAAAAAACACTAGCAGTTGCACCACTATAGGGTACTAATAATGATGTATTTGTACTAGTGCCGCCAGCATTAGTACTGGAATTACTAACATTAGTTCCAGTGTAAATTCTACCGTTTCTGCTTCGGGCTGGTGTTGAAAAAGTATTTATAATTAAATTGCTCATATAATTGTAGTTGAATTTTCGTTTATTATTTCTTGTACTGTTACTTCACTGTTATTTTTAGCTAAACTTGTTTTGCATGAAGTAATTAAAAACTTCCTATTTGGATAACTAGGAAAATAATTACTGTATTCCAGATAACCACATGCATCGATTTTATTAATATTCAGGTCTAATTGAATTGTTTTGTTTTCGTAGTTTGCTTGAATAGTTCTTAGTAGAAGTTTTTCAAGTGGTGCTGTAGCACCTACACGTGTAAAGTTATGTAACCAATAATAGCTGCCGCCACTGCTAGCCATCAATCCACCACGTTCTGCTGGATAATCCCCAATATTTGTTCCATGATTTAATTGTATTTCATCACCACTTTCTTTAACTAATTTATTAAATTTACCTTTATAAACTTTATCGCTAGCACTATATTCATTGCCGTTTATATCACAAATACTTATTTTAATATTTCTTATTCGGCATTCCTGAATAGTCACTTCATTGTAATCCATATCATAACACCTATACCCATATATTTTAAAACTAAAAATACCTGTATTAATTTGTTTTGTATTAATTGGAATGATGTGATTATAGTGTACTATATTTCCGTTTATGTTTGTTTTAATTCTATCGCAGGTTTTCCACTGTTCTTCAATTGGTGACGGTGAACCAGTGCCAGCATCGCTATTAAAGAATAATAAATTAAAATCTTTTGCATCACTATCTGCAACCCAAGTAGCATCCACGTTATGACCGTATTGCCACTTCTTATTGCCAATTTGCAAACGTGAAGTTATAATTCCATTACTAATTACAAACGGCACATAAGTACTATTATTATAATCACTTGTACGGCGAAAATATGCATCTAATTCAACTTTTAGATAATAATTTGCCGGAATAATATTGATGTATTTGTTAAATTCAAAACTTAAATCAGTACTGGCAGTATGACCGTTACCAACAATTGAAATACCACTAGCACCTCTATTAGCAAGACTTAAATAAGTATCACTATCACTTTTATTTATATCATCATGCCCCTTTATAGTAACAAATCTTGCATCATTGAATTTATTAAAATTACCGCATTTACTGTATGTTGTTTCATCCCATCGATAACCACTAGTTCCTTGAACAGTGGTTGAAATTTCACCACTGAATTCTTGTGAATCTACTAGCACTTCATTATAGGGTGAGTAATTAATTACCTGTTCGTTAATAGCTGGTATTGTAGTTAGATTAGCACCTGCTTTAGAAATACGAATTGTACTGACATCACCTTGAAATTTACTTTCTAGGAATTGTCCGACAAAATAAATACCAGCGTAATAGATATACTTTTTCCAATAATTGCTTTGGTGAAATGCACTTAAATCACTTATGATTACTTCATTATTTACTATCTGAATAAATGCACCGTAAGGTGCTAAAATGCTTTCTAGTATTTCTCTTGCCGTCATGCTTTTGCCGTCTTCATCATAAAAGTTTGCACGATTAACAAAGACTTTATGAAAAATAGTTTCGCCACTAGCAATTGTGATGTCTGGAATTGTCGTACTAATATTTACGTTTATTGAATTCCAATACGGTAATAAGCCAGTAGATGCAAGTATCCAAATTATCATTTGCCACTGGCTAGCTATGCCAGTATAAGTGCCACCAGTTGGATTATAGTAATACATCCTATCAAGCAGTGCTAAGCCATCATTACAGCTAAAATTTACAGGGTAATCAGTTAAACTATCAAACGGTTCATTATAGACTTCAGATGCTAAATAACCACTCCAAATAGTGTTGCCAGTTGCAGATGTTCCAACAGTCACTAAATAACCAAACATATCAGCAGTATAGAGTGATTGAAATTGCATATTTTCGACACTAATTAAATTCAATTCTAGTGCTGAACCCCTAATTGGTGCGTATTTATTATCAATACTAAAATCAATTACAACAGGGTCTGCACCAGCAGTTATTGTTGTTGGTGTTATCCCTGTTGCTGCTGTGTATTCCAATATTTTTACAAAATAATCTATGTTATTTATTGAATTAGTTTTGAAATTATATTTTTCTAAATACTGCATAATTATCTTGTGTTTCTTCTGTAATTATTTTCATTGTTTAGTACAACTAATAGGTCTTTTCCGCTTATCCTAGTTGTTAATTCACCACCACCTGAATTACCTCTACCATTAGCTAATTGAAATAGTTTAGCCTGTTGCCCTGCATTTAAAATCATTTCACCTGAATTAACACGTGCTGGTATTGCATCACCAGTAAAGCTAGTACCACCAATTATACCACCTGTTTCATAACCAACACCGCCACTTGCAAGACTTTTTAAAACAGCACCAGCACCAACTAATGCTATACCAATTCCAATTGTAGCAATAGCCCCCAAAGGATTGAATATGTTAGCAACTGCTGCCTGAAATCCAATCATAAGTGTACCAAAAGTTACAACTGCTTGACCTAATTGTTGAATAAAACCACCGAAAGTTGATAGTATCATATTACCAAATTCCTGCCAGCCAAAATTTTTGTCTGTAATCATATTTGCAAATGCTTCACCAATTGTTGAAGCCATGTCTTCCATACCACCGTTTACTACATCGGTTATACCATTGTTAAAATCTTCTGCGTTTTTAAGTTGTATTTCAAGTGCTTCTAATTCAGTTTTGGTATTCTTATCTACTTTTTTTTGCGTTGCGTCATTACTAGCACTAGCAACACTTTCGAGAAATTTCATGTCTTCATCTTCAATGATTTTATTACTTTCTCGATTTGCTTGTTGTTCACCAATTTTTTCTGCATTAAATGCACTAAGGGCAAAATCATAATTAGTACCTTCTGAAACACTTAAATTAATACCAGTATTTTTCTTTGCCTTTTTTTCGTCTTTTTTATCAGCATCCAATTTAATTGTAGCTAGGTCATTTTGATATGCTTGTTCAATTGCAAGACGCTGTGCAGTACTTTTTACTTGTAGATTTAATTTAGCTTCATTATAGCTTTTTTCATCAAAAGTACCTGCTTCTATATCTTTACGCTTTTGCGTTTCTAGTTCAAAAACACTAGTGAAAGTTTTTTCAAATGATTCTTTTAATGCAAGCTTTTTTTCTTCACCTAATTTAAGACTTTGTAATTGTGCATCACTTATTTTGCCCTGTGATTTTAATAAATTCCATTGTGATTCTTGAAGTTTTGCAAATGCATCTTCACCTGCTTTTTTTAATTCTTTATACGCTTTACTATTTTCCTGAATTGCAACAGCATTTGTTTTGGCTTCTTCACTACTATCACTAAATGCAGTAATTAATTTATAAAGCCCATAAGCAATAGCAGCAATAACAACTACAGCACCTGCAATAATTCCAATTGTAACACCTAGAGCTGCATTCAATAACCACGTAGCTGCTGCTGCTGCTGTCGTAGCAATAGTTTGACCAACTGTTATTGCTATATCAGCTACCTTAGCTGCTATACTTTGAAAAAGCTTAGTTTCTAGTACGTCTTGTAATACACCAAATCCCTGCATAACACCAATTACAGTAGTCATTGCTGCAGCAAATTTTTTGCTCTGTTCTTCATCAGCACCAAATAGTGTTGCGACACCAAAACCAATTTCAGCAATTGCACCTAGTGCTTGTACACCTTTGGCTGCAAGTGTTCCAAACTCCATACCCATGCCTTTTTGCTGTGCACGTAAATCACCAAAACTATCAGTTAATTCACCAATTCTTTTATTGATAGCTTGAATTTCTTCTTTTGATTTTCCGGCAAAACTAATTTTCTTCAACTCCATCAAGTTCTTTTTCATTTCGCCAATACCCATTGATGAAATATCTTTAAAAGCCCTTATTGTTTCTTTACTAGCACCACCAATTACTTGTTGAAATTCCCTAGTATCTTTTATAGCAGCATTAACACCGCTATTAAATCCCGAAGCGTTTAGTGTTAGTGCTGTTGCAAGTGTCATTTTTCCCATTTTGATAAATTATTTCTTACTTATAAATACTGATTTAATTCGTATTAATTGAATTGTAGTTATCAATTAATTCCCTACCTCTAGCAATAAATTCTTCTTGTGATATCTCTACTGGTTTTTCCCATGCAAAACGTACAAGGTCTTCGGGCTTTTTAATTTTGTTAGAAACAGTACACGCTGTGATGTACGAAATAAAACGTGTTTGTTCCCATGATAATCTATATTGATATTTGATGTTTTCACAAATTGCATTAACTTCTGGAATAGTCATTTGATCAAAAAAATAGTCAGGTGTAATACCATGCGGCACTACCTGACTATAAATTTCCATTATACTAACGTGTACTTCTTCGCTTATTTCTTTTTTTTTGCTGGTACAGTTTCTGCTAATTCAACAAGGTACTTTTGAAAGTCTTGCATAATTTTATCATCAGCATCTAGTAAATCAAAAAATTCATCTTGACTATAATTAAACGTATCTTTATTATTGGCACATAACATGCAGTATAACAGCGTTACCATATCTGTAATGCTTTGGTTCACTTGTGTTGCAAACTTGCCTGTGAGTGTTTCAAATTGTGCTAGGGCACGAAATGATTGCTTGATCTTGTAATCTACTGAATTAATTTTAATTGTTTTTTCCATCTTGTGTTTTTAAATGATTGTAGTTATTTATTATAAATACTCAGGAAAAAAGCAAAATCCCAAAATGCATAAAAAAAAGTAGGCAATTCTGAAATTACCTACTTTCTCAAAAAAACACCAACTAAAAAAAACTGTCTTACGACAAAACTAATGCACCTGTTCCTTTAAAGCTTATATCCCATGATTGAATTGTGCCATCAGATATTTTTGAACTCATTGATTCAATTAAAACTGTTCCTGTAAATTTCTTTTTTGCTGCGTTTACAGTCCAAGAATTTGTAGGTGCTGTGCCAGTCATTGAAGCAAATACAAATGCAACTGGTGCACCTGCTAAATAGAGTGCATAAAGTGTATCGTATTGCTGGCTAGTACTACCACTAACAAGACCTTCAGCACTCCTAAAAGTTGCACTAGCTGTGTAACCAACTTTACCTGCAATATATTCTTCATTTTTTCCAGCGTCTTTAGACCCTGCATCAATCATATTACGACTTGTATCTAATGATGCATCAGTACTAAAAGCTATTGGTTTACCACCAATAAATATTGCCATGTCACCACTATAATTAAATTTTGTGTTTTCGTATGCCATTGTTTTATATTTTTAAATTCTGTTATTATTTTCTCTAGTAATAAATACTGATTTATTTATTTTTTATTTCTTATTCAGCACTTTTTACTGCAAAACTCAATCGCTGCACAAATGCATCATCTTCATATGCTTCATCACCTGCAATAAGACGTATTTTAAAAATTCTCTTATTGCCACTAGTGCCGTAATAATAATTAAGTGCTGCTGATATTTGTAGTGCTATTTTAATAGTTTCTTCATAGTCAAAAGAAACAATTGTAAAGTCTAAGATATTATCGCTTATGCAGCCATCTTTGTCGTAATCAACATCGAATCTACGAGTGAAAGTAAATGCTGGTAAATCTGTTTTTTCTGGTAAAATAACCGGATATATTCTAGCAGCAGGTACTAGTGCAGTTGTGCCAGTGTGACCAGTAAGTATTGAATAGATTGCTTTTCCTATTTCTATCATTTTGATTTATTTAAATTCTGTTCTAGTGATTTAATTATAGCAGCACTAATTGCATTAAGGGCTTCTGTACTACGTGTTTCAACAGCACTGTAAAAGAAATTTGTTTTCTTTATTTGACCCCTATTTTGATAAGTACCACGTTTGGCTTGTTTCCACTTTGGGCTTTTAATATTTGATGTTACTAGCATTTCACGCTTTTTTGTACCCCATTGAATCCAACGTAATTTGTAATTCTTAACACCAACAACTGCACCCCCTAATTGCTCTGCATTTAGTGCCTTTTTAGGTTCAATTCTAAAAGCTTGTGAATAGTATTGATAACCTGTTTTGGACTTATTCTTTTTACTTGCGTATAGGTTTTGTTTTGCTTGCGAATTAATTATTTTAGCACCTGACAAAATTCCATCTTTAACTATCTTAGATTGCAAAGCAGGTTCAATGCCTTTAAGCATTTGGAGCATTTTATTTATATCAGCAATTTTTAATCCGGTTTCCATACTATAAATACTTACCAATTCAGATATTCTATTTTTTCTTTTAGTTCTGCGTGTATTTTTTTATGGCAATCCCTTGAAACACTCATTAAATTATCGTAGGCAAAGCCCAATGCCTTGATCTTTTCTACGTTGTCACCAGCAGTACTTATTGGAATTATATGATGTACATCATGTGCAAGAATAACTATTTTGGCAGTTTTACAACTAGGGCATTCACATAGTGGTGAATTTTTAAGCTTCTCAATGCGTAGGACACGCCAAGACACGGTATTATATACGTGTCGGTGTATTAGACTATTCGTTTTAATTGTCTCTGTAGTGCGTTTATATTGCTTTTTAACGGGTCTAAATATTGTTGGCATTATTTAAGTAGTGTATATATTTCAGCACCTGTTTCTAAATCACGTGTAATTACATAAAGTTTACCACCGTTTGATCTATCACCAACAATTCGTTTCTGTTCATCTGTTGCTAATAGTGTTTCAAATTCACTTAAATTAACACCCGAACCTACAACATAGGCTTCCCAAATAATATTTCTGGCATTGGCTGGTAAAGTGGTATAATATAAATTTGTTAGTGCTGTTATGTTTTCGCATCCATCTGGAAAATAGCAACCATCACAATATCCTAGAAAATTCAAGTGTGTACAATAACCGAAAAAACTTAATTTAGTAGTATTGGCAAAATGACTATAAATAAGATTTTGAATATTATTACCCCAAAAGTCAGCACCTGTAACACAATCAGCAATTCTACGTATTGAATTACTTGGTGTTTCACCGTTGAAAAGCATTAGTGAACTATTGTTAATAACGTTACCTGTACCAA